TATTCTAATGTAAACTTAGACCCTAATTCTCCAAACTTTATTAGTAGAGTAATTGGTGATAGAAAATTATCAATCGATTCTTTAGGTAAAATAACTGAAACGGGTGATTGGGTTAATAATTCTAAGTATATTAGAATTCAATACTTAAATACGTCAGCACCTGTACAAGCCGTACCATTTGGACACGCAGCATATACACTACCAATTTCAGTATCGGCTGGTGTTGGGGCATTAATTCCGACTGCATCATTCGTAACTGCATCAGCAACACAATATGGTGGTATCGATTTAGATTTCAATACTGATAACACAATCTACTTAAAACCAATTCCAACAGGAGCAGGTGTAGGTTCTAATTCAGTATTTGGATTGGATTCAGCAAATGGTGGTACATTATCAGTAGGTTCTTCTTTAGCACAATTCGTTGTAGCATTCCAAAATGGATTTGATGGCTTCAGCCCGGCAACTCCAATTTATACTGGAGCAAATATTACAGCAGGTAACTCACAGGGTTTTGATTTAAGTTTAGCAACTTCATCTGGTTCGGTAGCATATAGTAAACATATTGCAGCATTATCAAACACAGATGAATTTGATATCAATATGGTTGTAACACCAGGTGTTGTTAGAAGATTGCACCCATCGGTAGCAACATCGGTATTAGATATGGTTGAACAAAGAAATGATTGTTTCTATATTATGGATACAACCGCAGCTGGTGATACAATAATCCAAGCAACAGGCCAAGCTAATGATATTGATTCAAATATGGCAGCAACTTACTATCCTTGGATTAAAACTGTTGATATTAATACAAACAAATTAATCACAGTTCCACCATCAGTATTACTTCCAGGTGTATTTGCCGCAAACGATAGAGTAGCAGCAGAATGGTTCGCACCAGCAGGTTTAAATAGAGGTGGTTTAACAGGAGCAGTTGGTGTATTGAACAGATTAACACAATCTGAAAAAGATACATTATACGAAGCTAAAGTAAATCCAATTGTAATATTTCCAGGTGTTGGAAGTCCAGTAGTATTCGGGCAAAAAACATTACAAGATAAACCATCTGCATTAGATAGAATTAACGTAAGAAGATTATTATTGACTGTTAGAAAGTATATCGCATCTACTTCAAGATACTTAGTATTTGAACAAAATACATCTACTACAAGACAAGCATTTTTAAACATTGTTAATCCTTACTTAACAGGTATTCAACAAAACCAAGGTTTATACGCTTTTAGAGTTGTAATGGATGAAAGTAATAATACACCAGATGTAGTTGATAGAAACATTATGAAAGGAGCTATTTACTTACAACCAACTAAAACTGCTGAATTCATTCAAATTGATTTCAACATTTTACCAACTGGTGCAACTTTTGAAGGATAAATTTAAAAAACAAATATTTATATAAAATAAATAAACAAATAGAATAAAATGCCAAACGTTTTAACATACAACGAAATTTTTTACAAACAGTGGGAACCGAAATTAGCCAATAGATTCTACATGGAATTTACTGGAACTAATATCCCTGCATATTTGGTAAAAACAGCAGCTAGACCTACTTTTACATCTGAAATCGTAGAATTAGACCATATCAATGTAAAAAGAAAAATTAAAGGAAAATCAAACTGGGATGATATCACAGTAACATTATACGACCCAATTGTTCCATCAGGAGCACAAGCGGTAATGGATTGGGTTAGATTATCACATGAGTCTATCACAGGTAGAGACGGATATGCAGCATTTTATAAAAAGAACATTACTTTCTACTCTTTAGGACCAGTAGGTGATAAAGTTGAACAATGGACTTTGGAAGGTGCATTTATCTCTCAAGCTAACTTTGGTGAAATGGATTGGAGTAACGCAACTGACCCAGTTTCAATTGAATTAACTTTAACATTCGACCAAGCTATTTTAGAATACTAATCGAAATAAAAGATATAAAAAAGAAAGGGGAAGCAGAAATGTTTCCCCTTTTTTATTTTTTTTAAAATAGAATATATATAATAAACAACAAAGTTATACAATGGAACAAAATTTAGAACCACAATTTTCAAGAGGTTTAGGCCCTCAATCGACACAACAAAAATCATTTCCTTTCTCTACGGAAGTTATTAGTTTACCATCAAAAGGATTGTGTTATCCGGAAGGTCACCCATTATCAAAAGGTGAACTTACAATAAAATTAATGACTGCAAAAGAAGAAGATATTTTAACTTCTGCAAATTTAATTAGAAAAGGAATTCATATTGATAAATTATTAGAATCTGTTGTAGTTGAACCTGGAGTTAAAATTGATGATATATTGGTAGGTGATAAGAGTGCAATATTGGTAGCATCTAGAGTTTTGGCATTTGGTGCAGATTATCCAATTACCATTACTGATAAATATACTGGGGAAGAAGTGGAAGTAAATGTTGATTTATCTAAAATAGAAATCAAAGAACTAGATGAATCAAAATTGAATAGAAATAACGAATATGAATTTGTTTTACCACAATCAAATACACCTATTAAGTTTAAATTACTTACACATGGTGATGAATTGGCAATTAACAAAGATATAGAAGCAATGAGTAAGGTTTCTCAATATAGTACGGAAATTACGGCAAGATATAGAAGAATTATTACCGAAGTTAATGGTAATAGAGATTTATCAGCAATTGCAGATTTTGTTACTAATAAATTATTAGCAAAAGATTCTAAGACTTTGAGAAAATATATGAATGAACTTACTCCTGATTTAAATTTTACATTTAATTATACATACCCATCAACTGGTGAGACGGAGGCACTTGCTATCCCATTTGGGGTTGACTTTTTTTACCCTACCGAATAATTATTCAGTAATATTACATGAAAAAATATTTCAAATGATTTATCATTCTAATGGTGGATTTAATTGGAATGATGTATATTTTATGCCTACAAAATTGAGAGAATTTTATTTTACACAATTACTTAAAGCAAAAGATATTGAAAAAGAAAGTTACGAAAAAGTAAATAAAGCATCAAAAGGTAAATCTACACCTGCAAAAACTATTAGAAAGTAATATTTATACATAAAGTATTATTATGTCCAAAAAAAGATTAGTAGAATTATCAATGTTTGATAAGGTTTTTGATTTGTATTTAAAAGCAAAAGATAGAAATACACAACAAGACTTTATTAAAAATATGAAAAAAAGAGACCCACAATTGGGTGCAATGTATCAAAAGTGGGATAATTCAATAAACACTTCTTTACGTCAAATGAAACATACATTGGGCAAACAAGGTATTGATACAAAAGATATCCAAAAAGTGCTTAAGAAGAAATACTAATGGCAAACGAAACACCGAATTTCGGAAGTAAACAAGAATTACAAGATTATATAAATAGTCTTAAAGAAATTGATGCCCAATACCAAAGTTTAAATAGGCAAGCAAAAGAACTTGCGTCAGTTCCTGGCAGTGCAAAAAATGCAATATTAAAACAACTAAAAGCTTTAAGAGAACAATACGATACTCATAAAGAAATACTGACTTCTATAAAACAAGCTGAAAGTGAATTAAAAAATTTTACTAAGCAATCGGAAAAAGCTACAAAATCTTTAGAAGCACAGGCAAAAGCAGTAGATGATTTATCGGATAATTTTTCAGAATTAGATACATTTCAAAGAAGTATTACAAGAAGATATGGTGAACAATCCGATGAAACCAAACGAATAAATAAAAATGTAGATGCAATCAAAGCAGCTACTGGTGGAGTTGGTAAATTCTTAAAGAAAAATGTAAACTTAGAAGAAGACCAAAGAGATGCATTAATAGAAGCATCGGAGTATCTTAAATCTATGCCATCTTCTTTTGATAAATTAAATAAACAAGTTAGTAGAGGAACAATAAATCAAAAGAAATATAATTACTATGTTGCAGAATTAAATGACAATTGGGAAGAGATATTAGATAAAATCGATGATAGTGATAAATCATTGAGAGGATTAAAAAAATCTTTAAAAGGTTTTGGATATAGTGCAGGATTGAGTGCAGCAGCTGGAATGGAATATGAAAAATTTGTAAAAAGAGAATCAGAAAGTAAAGAAGCTGGATTAGTCGCCTCTACTGCATTGGCACCTATTCCTGGAGGAGAAGGTCTTGCAAAATTAATTGAAGCAAGAGAATATGAAAAAATGTCACCAGGTAGTAGTAGTGCAAAAATTTTAAGAGCAATGGGTGCATTAGCAATTGGTGCCGGTATTGGTGATTTTTTGGCATCGATGCGTTATCAAATCAAACCATTGAGTGAGTTTTTAAATTCAGTAGCAAACGATTTTGCACCTGATTTAGCAGCTGCAACTGGTGAAGTAAATGTTCAACAGGCAAAGTTTAATAGAAACTTTAGATTATCAAATCAATTAGGCCCAAAGTATCAAAAGCAAATGTATTATGCGGCCGAAGCAACTAAAGAATTTGATTTCCAAATGAAAGATTTGGCAAATCAATTTAGTAAATCTTCAAAAACTGCATTTTTAGGTAGAGGCATTGGTAGTATTGCATATAGTGCATCTAAAATGGAATTAGCAGGGGTAGGTGCAGAATCGGTAGGAAACGCATTAACAGATATTGCATCCACCTCAAATGTTAACTTTTTTGGAACAACATTAGGTTCACAAGCGGCGGTATTTTCAAAACAGATGGGTATAAGTACTCAATCTATTGGAAATATAATGGCAGCATTTAGAAGAATAGATGGTTCTTCAGGTGCAACCGCTTTAAATATGGTTTATACATCTGCTGAAATGGCAGATATTGCAAAATTAAACCCTGCAGTTATTTTACAAGATATGGCTGAGGCATCTGGAAAGATGTTAAGTTATAACATACAAAATGCAAAATCATTTCAACAACAAGCTATATCTATTAGACAAATGGGAGGTAATCTTCCTAGATTTGCGGAAGGTATTCGAGGAAGTATTATAAATTATAGAGAAAGTTTGCAGTCTCAAATTGCATTGAGTAATATTTTAAATAGACCTGTTGATTTTTCGGTTGCACAATCGTTAGCATATCAAGGAAAATATAGTGAGGCATTTGCAAATATAAGACAATCCGGTGTATTAGATGCAGTAAGAAAGGGTGGTATGATTGCAGAAAATGAGTTTTCGAAAATATTTGGTATGGGACTTGATGAATTCCAAGCTCGTGCTGAAGGTGGTAAATCTATTGGACTTAAAAAAACAATGGATGCGGAAAATAAATCTTTTTTAGAAAGAGTTTCAAATGCAGAATTAGGGTTTCAAATTAAGGCAGCTGAAATACGATTTGATAAAGCAATTATTGATGCACAATTTGGACAAACATTAGCGACAGAACTTGAAAAAACAAAAGCATATAGAGATGCAGTAAATCGTGTATCTGATTTACAAGCGGGAGCTTCTAAACTTGAATCAATGTTGTATGGTATATTAACTGCCGCTGCTTCAATTATATCATATGGACTTTTAGGTAAAATATTTAAGGGAGGTGTTGCAACATCTTCGATATCAGGAGCAAAACCGGCTACTGCAGGACCTGGAGCTGGACTTGGAGGTAATTTTGCAGGATATAAAATCACGGGTACGGGAGCAAATCAATTAGTTAGAAATGCAAAAGGACAAATTGTATCAGCAGCAGAAGCAAAAGCATTTAAAGATGCATCCAAACTTGCAAAATATTCCAAATTTGCAAATGTTGCAGGAAAAGGATTAGGAGTACTTGGTGTTGGATTGGATGTATATGGTAGAGTTAGTGAAGGACAAACTATGACACAGACAGCAGCTGGTGTGGGTACAAGTATGGCTGGTGCATATGGTGGTGCTCAATTAGGAGCATATTTAGGTGCATTTGGTGGCCCACTTGCTCCATTTACAGTTCCATTGGGTGGATTAATTGGTGGAATTGGAGGATATTTTGCTGGAGGTAAAGTATCGGATATGGTAACCGGTGTTGGTAAACCAAAAACTACCGAACAAACACAACAAACACAACAAGTACAAGAATCATTAGATAGTACCACCCAATTACTTACAGTTGTGAAAAATATAGAATTATTAGTAGCGGAGATGGCTGGATATCAAGCAACACCTGCAGTAGTTCAAATGATTATGGATGGAAAAGATATATCTAACTCTTTAGTAAAACATCAATTAAACAGCAGAGGCCAAAAGAAACAAACAACTTTAAAACAAAGTTTGGGTTGGTATAGGTAAATAATTAAATTAAATATTTATACTAAAATAGTAAATATAAATGGCAAAATCTCTTAAAGATTTATTTTTAGATAAAGATTATCAAGTTCCTTTTGTAGAAAAACCTGCAAAACAGGAAAATATTCTTAATTCGGAATTAAATAGAAATAGACCTTTATTACAACTTACAAGAAATCTTCCAAGAGTATATGGAACAGATTTATTACGAATAGAAAGTGCCGGTACTATTGACATAGCTAGAACGGCGGCAGTTAGAGGTACTAGATATAATGACCCAGATAAGAAAGGAAAAATGGGTTTCAATTTGGGAAATTTATTTGGCGGTTCGGCAAACAGACCATCCGATACAATTTTTCAAAGTAAAACTGCAGCACCTGTTTCAAAAGGAACTCAACCCGTAAATGGTGACCACACATCATTAAAATATGCAGTGGAAGAAGATACCGATTATTTTATTTCCAAAGCTCCAATGAAGGATAACTTCCTAACAGGATTATTAAAAGGCCCTCCTAATGCAAAAGATTTAGCTAATAATGCAATTGGTAAAACACAACAACTTGCAAGTGATGCATTAAGAAAAGGTGTAAATAGACTTTTAACTGGTAACAGAAAAAAACGAAAACCACCAAAAGAAGTTCCCGCATTTCAATATGATAATAAATTGATTTCATCGGAATATATTAAACAAGTAGAATATTTTATTGAGGGTGAATATTCATATTATTTAGATAGTATGAAGAAAAGAACGGATATGAAGATAACATCTTTTGATGAAATGAGAGATGATGAATTATATAA